CAGTTCTTTGAGGAGACTTCATTAATCTCTCAGCTGTAAATTGTAATTCTTTTGGAATTATCATTTTTACACCTTGAGCTGCGATTTTTAAGCCTCTTTCATCAACGAATCCTGCGATATCAATCAATGATTGCTCTAATGAAGTTTCGTTAAGATCTGCAGCTGTTGCAAGAACATTCGAAAACGTTCCACCAGTTGCTAATGGGTGTGCGCTATTAATTAACGTTTTACCATCACCACCAGTGAAAGCTGTGTTTTGTGCATTGTTCAATACATTTGCAGCTTTAACTTGCTTCGTGTTTGACATAGATCTTGCTAGTGCTCTAGTGTATCTAGCAGCAAGTCTGTCGTATAGGTTATCTTCGATTGCTTCTTCTGTGATAGCAAATGCTAATGCGATTGTGTCGTGTGTGTATCTAGCTGTGAAAGTTTCACCTGCTTGATCAAACACTACTCCCGCACCTTCTTGTTTAACTGGTGCTGAAGCGAAACCGCTTAACATTACTTCTTCTTCGAAAGCTCTGTCAGATGTTTCTGATACGTAAATTTCAGCGTGCTGATTTTCGTATCTATTGTATTCCAGGCCGAATAAAGCATTCAAACCTGGCTCTAGTTCTTTAACTAGTTGTGATCTTGATATAGCCATAGTTTATTCTCCTTATATGCCTGTTCTGCTTCTATATTGGTGGTGGTTTATTCTCACCAAGATATTAGCGTTTGATGTAGCTGTATCTGAGTTATCAGGATCTTGTGAAATATCGATTGCTTGTAAAACAAAAGATACTGTAGTTCCTGAATTTGATACATCTAATTGTGCTTTTGATATGCCTGTTTCAGTCACACCTGTAGTGAATGTAACAGCGTAGTTTCTAAAAAGATCCGCTCTTGTAAATGCTTCATCAGCATCTACTAAGAAAACCGCATCTGGGTCATCTATAACAAAAGCCGTTATATCACTTGCAACGATACTTCCTGGATAGAAGTTTTTGAAAGTTGGCTTTTGAGTAGTTGGATCTGTATAAAACACGCCGTTAAAAACGCCCACGGCAGCTGTAGATAAACCAGCACTGTTGTTGGTATTATTGTATTTCTCAATATTACCAGCAGTCGTAACAACAACCAAGTCTCCTTGGTAGATTGCATGACCCATGTTACTAGCTATCGTATATCTGTTTTGGGCTCCTACAAGTGGTGTACCGTCAAGTTTTCTGTAAGGTCTTAGACCAAACTTTTCACTTACGTTTGCCATAATTATAGTTCTCCTTATTAACGTTTATGTTTAAGACCCTGTAGCAATTGCAAAAATATTATTTCTTGCGACTACCACCAAAGGTCACTCTAGACTGTCTATCAATATTGATAGGCATGTCTGGGTGTTGTTCCTTCATAAGTTCTCTATCTAAGGCCTCCATTCTATCTGATGTTATTCCATCAAAATAAGCTTGCCTTTGACGTAGAATCTCTTCCGGTATCCTTGCCAACACAAGGCCTCCAATCCCGACTAACCCCTGATATTTACCTTCGGTAAAAACTGGATATTTATTAGAACCATTTTCGCTTTCTATTTGTTCAGCGGAAACAAAGTCCCAACCTTCTCTCAGTTTCTTTGATACATTTGATGCATCATCGAACCCAGCGATGGTAACTCTTATCCATCTATGAGCATAACCTTTTGGCGCAGGTGGCGCATCCAAACTGGATGGTGGAGTCCAAACTTTTGGAGCATCTTTTGCTTTTCTAGTTTCTGACTCGCGTGAAGTTCTTTTTATTTCAGTCATATTATATATCCTCCTTCACGTATCTAGCGTATTCCTCTAGTGGCACCCCTAATCTTTTAGCGATTGCTACCTGTGATTTGGTGAGTCTCACAGTTCGGCGTCCTTGTTGTTTTCGGCCGGCTGAAGCAACAGTTTG